GCAGTTAAACAATTTGGTATAAAAGAACAAGGTAATATTCAAGAAGATGTTCCAGTAACGCCGGGAAAGAAGAAAACTGTTGCTGCAAAGGGTGCTGTCGCAACAGGTCAAAAAAATGGGGCATCCAAAAAGGCAACTGGTTCTTCGGCGTCATTAAACAATAGTCTTAAGATAATTCCTGGTGTTAATGACTTTGGAGCATATCTTGATAAACAAATAAATCCAAAAAAAGAGGATCAAGTATCTATGATGTGGTCTGATGAATATAAAGACCAACAAATTAAAAAAAATAAAGCTTTAAATGAACAGAAAGCCCTTGACGAAGCAGAATGGGAGGCAAAACATGCTGCTGCTGCTGTAAGACGTAGAAAAAAATCAGAAGCACACGCTAGGTTTTTACAGTACACTAAACCTAATCAAGAACAGTTGTCAGAATTAGATTTAGAAATTAAAAATGAATTGTCAAGAGACGGTGAAATAAAAGAAACTACATACGTTCCTAAAAGTGACTTTCAGGCGCCATATACTGTTAAAACTAAATATACCGCGTTTTCAACTGAAAAAGCAGAGATAATAGCTGAGTTAAAGAAAAGTCAAACATTAGATAAGTATAATGACGATGCAATACGCAAATTAGCTGTTCAAAGATATAGAAAGAAAAAGTTAGCTTCTATATATGATAACAACGCTAAGGATTTTATGGAAGATGCTACTGATGAAGAACAAGCAGAGTTAAAAAAAGCATCTGAAGAAGCATCTATTAATGCTGCTAAACAAACAAAATACAAAGCATTATTAAATCAACGCATTGAAAAAAATGTAAAAGCAGCAATACCTAGACTTCAAGCAGCAGGAGATGCTTTAAAACAGTATACTAAAGATTACAAATTCAAAAGTAAAGAAGAATACGAAGAATACAAATCAAAGTTTAATTATTATAACGATCTACGTAATACTGTAGTAGGATTACAATATGCACAGGAAGAAAACTTAAAAAGTTTAGATAAATCACAGGAAGATTTACAGACAGCAGAACAAGAATTTGACGTATTTAAAAGACACTATGGTGCTGGTAACTTAATACTAAAACCAGCAGCAGCTTTTAAATCTTTATTTACTCAGATAATTGGGTTTGGTTCTTTAGTAGCAGATTTTTCGACTATACCTGGTAGATATTTATATTCTAAAACGATTGGAGATGATGATTTTGAATATGTTTCTGACACAACTAAAACAATAGCAAGGTATAATCAATATAGCGAAGAATTTTGGAATAATTATTTTCAAAAAACTGTAGAGATAACAGATGCTGAAAGTCTTGGAGAATATTCTTTTGATTTAATAGCAAATCAACTACCAAATTTAACATTAATGGCTTTGTCTGGCGGTGGTTCTGCAGCCGCTAGAACTGTTGCGGCAGAAGTTGTCGGTAAAGTAGTTGTTGAACAAACTGCTAAATCTACTTTAAAAAAAGCTGCTAGTTGGACGATAAACAAAATGGCGTTAGATCCAAGTCTTCAATTAATGGCTGCTGGTAGTGCTGGTGGAAAATACTTAGAAAACGTTAGATCAAATGATATAGGTGAAACTAATTATAATCCTATACAAATGGTTGCTTCGTCATTACTTTGGGGATATGCAGAAGCTTTAGGTGAAAAAGTAACGGTTGATATATTAAAAGGTTCAGGTAGAACATTAGATGCTTTATTAAAAGGAGATACTAACTTTGTACAGAAGACATTGAAACAAAGATCAGTTGATTTCTTTAAAGACAAAGGTATAGATTTCTTGAATGAAAACGTTTCAGAACAGGCAACTAACTTAATTCAAAACTCAGTAAATAAATTCATACTTGGTCAAAATGTAGGTTTATTAGATAATACTGGTCGAGTATTTAAAGACACTGCTTTGTTAACTGGTATGTTACAATCTGCTCCTCATATAATTGGCGCTGCTGTAAAACCTTTTTTACCAAAAGACGATACATTAACTATAAAAGATAATGCTTTAAAAATAGCAAAATATATGAATCTTCTAAAAGATAATAGTTTATCTTTTGCAGAATCAACCGCTATAGAGCAGAAAATAAAAGATCTTACAGATAGTAGCTCTGAAATTATGAAAGGTCTAGTTAAGAGAATAGGTGATATGCCTCCTTCTGATTATGACAAAGTAATAAATTTAAGTAAAGAACTTGCAGATCTTAAAATGCAAGCCACTGAAATATACAATAGTGATTCTAGTAATAAAGAGCAGTTAATAAAAGATCTTAAAGAAACACACGATAATAAAAAAAGAGAGTTAAATAAACTTGTACAAGAAACAAAAATACTATCTAAACTAGATGGTAATTATACTGTACAAGAAAAAAGAGATTTATACGATTTAGAAGTTAAAGCTAAAAACTTAGAAAGAGAAATAGAAGGTAAAGATGGTGCTGAGGTATTAATTAAAAAAGAAGAATTAAAACGTATAAGAGAAAAACAAAACAATATTGCTATCAATAGTATGTTTACAACACAAGGAAAAGGTGTTGGCGCTATTAATGAAATATTAAAAAGTAAAGGTTTATCTGGTATTGAAGTTACAAATGTTAATACAATAGAAGAAGCTATAGAGCAACATGATAAATTATTAACTAAATTAGTAGAAGCAGGAGAGTTAACAGAAGCAAAAGCTAAAGCACAGAAAGCAACTTTTTTAAAAACTATAAAGTCAGCAGAAGCAGTAAATGCAAACATTAACGGAACTGACTATATATACAACATAAAAGAAAGAATAGAAGGCGAAGGTGTATTTGCTCACGAACCTGGTCATTCTATATTTGATAGGTTGGTAAGTAAAAATCCAGAAGATTACAAAGAGATACATGACGCGTTGTTAGATCATGTTAAAACATTATTTGGTAAATCTACACGTCAGAACGAAAAGAATGCGTTAGAATACATCCTAGCAGGCGTGAAGGCTTATCAACAACACGCGATTGACACAAAACAAGATTATGCTTATGATGAATTAATACAAGTAGTTGGTGACGCATTACAAAAGTATAATATAGGCATGGAATCTATGGATCCTAATTTCTTACAAAGATTAGGGGAAAAGATAAAAGAATTTTTAAGAAAAGTATTAAAAATACAAAACGTAGATGACATAGTTAAATTTGATACTGGTAAAGATGTTTATGATTTTATAAAAGAATATAGAAGAACTTTTAGAAAAGGTGAATTATCTAAAGGAGTAAAAGCAGCATTAGAAAAAGGTTCTGTTGAAGGTAAACTGGTTAAAAAACCAAATGCAAAACAAACTACAAAACCTTTAACTATAAAATTTGATCAAGGAACAAAAGCTTCGTTAAAAGGTAGTTTTGAAGAAAAATTTCCAAAATTAACAAGTTCTAAAGAATATATTAATTTTACAGAAAAACTAAAAAAACAAAAATTATTTCATAGCGGCTCGCAGGGAATAGAACGTAGTTTTGAACAAAAAGAAGCTGTAGCTATTTGGTTTACCGTCGATAAAGCAGAACCAACTTATGGAGACGGAGTTATATATGAATCAACATTAAACGATATGCCTGGTTCTATAATAATACCAGATATAAATAGATCTAGTGATTATTCTCGTGTTTTTAACGAAGATTTTCCAGAGATAACCGAAGAAATGATAAAAGATGATTATGCGTGGATGAAAAAAACGTATGATAATTTTAATGAATCTTATGAACAGTATAGGTTAAAAATATTAAGAAATGGAATTGGACCTAATGTTGATTTCTTAATGAAAGATAATAGAGCAGATGAAGTATTAGAGCATTTTATGAAATCTGTATACGAAGACGAGGAATTGTTTTCTGAAACAGAAGGATACGGATTAAATCCAGAAGGTAATAAAGTAGGTAAACTTACAGAGGTTATAGTTATTGGTAATGTTTCATCGACTAGCGAAGTGAAGAAGATTGATGGAATGGAAAAATCAAAATCTAAATTCAAAGCAAAGTATGAAATAAAAGTTAAACCTTCTTTAACAATAGTTGAAGATCATATAAGTAAAACTCAAAAAACTGGTCTAACAACTCCTGAATTTAATGACTTAATAAATCAATTAGAAGATAGTGTAGAAAAATACTGGGATTATTTATCTAACGAAGACACTAAATCTATGTATTCTAAAATAGATAGTGTTAGAGATATGTTGAATGAGAAAAACAAAACTTATATAAAACAACAAAACAAAGGTGCTATTAATGTTAGATTAGTTGATAATTTAAAAGATGTTAAAAGTTTACAAGTTTTTTTAAATAGATATATAAAAAAAGGCATAGACAGTAAGCAAAAAACAGATGTTATAGTTAAACCTTCCCTTCAAATTAAGTCTAAAAATCCTATAGAATTAAAAAGAAAGACACAGATTTTAAAAGATTTTGTTGATAATAGATTACCTAGTTTCTTATTAGGTAAAGAAACTGGAGATAAAGCTGATGCTCTTTTATTAAAAAAAATAAAAGGATTTTTCACTATATCTAAAAACAATTTAAAATATAGTAATATTGATACGTCTGAATTAGAAAGTTATTTTTTTGATCTAGCAAAATCAGTTAGAGATCAAGAATTTACTACCAAAGAAATACAGACTAAATTAGCTGAAGATTTTGAATTAGATCTTTCTAAAAGTAGATTAGATGCAATATCAGAACAAGATATTCAAAGTAAGATAGAAGAAATATTAGAAGAAGATAAAACTAGAAAAGATAAACAACTTGAAGATTTATCTGAAGATGATATTAGAAATTTAGCAATAGAGATAGTATCCGCTGAAAAAGTATTCACTACTTCTTATGTTTTAAAGAAAGGTTCTAGAAGAGGTAAGAAAATGGAACAATCTCAATTTGATAGAGAAATTAAGATGTTCAAAGCAGATCTTAACAGATTAGCATACTTACTTGGTGAAAGATTCCACAAAACAGATATTCTTAAAAAGATAGCGATAGGTAGCGGCGGTATATTTGATCCTACTAGTTATGAACAGTTCTCTAGTAAGTTTAGGTTTAAAAAAGTAATAAACGATAAAAGATTAAAATCAATAGATGATTATAAAGCTGTTGGTATAGAACCAATGAAAAACAATATTGGTAAGATTATATCTGATTTCTTTGATAAAAGACAAAAGATAAATAATATTGATATTGATTCGGCTTCTTACAACGCTGTTATGAAAGAATTCAAAACAGAGACACAAAAGACTTTAAGTGATTTTACTGGAGAACAAAGAGTTGCTATAGATAAAAGAAGACAAGAAATAGCTGATGAATTAATAAAAAAACGCCAAGTTGATACTAATGCATCGGTAGATCTTACACTTGCTGAAAAAGTAGAACTTGGTAATAATATTAAAGAAGCTCTTTCTAAAGTTTTAAGTAAAAGTAATGAAGATTCAATTAAAGATGCTGGTGCATATTTCTTTGAAACATTGTTTAACGAATATTTAGATAGTGAAGATAAACTTAGTTATCTTAGATTTATATCTACTATAATGTCGTTAATGTCTTCTAATGGAACCGCTATTTCTAGACAATTGGCATTTCCTAGATTCTTTAGTATAACTCCTGGTTATTTTATAAAAACAAGTAAAAGAACTGGAAAACAGTCTGTACAACAATTTCACTACGAACATCCATTAAAAAGCATTACGTTTTTAAGTAACATGCTTGACAATATAAAACATAGTTCAAGTATAGAGGAGTTTAAGTCAAAATACGATGAATTGATAAAAAACTATCATGGATTTGTAATGAATAAAAATGACCAACAAATTTTTGATGCAGATGGTTATACAGCTTATAGTCCAGAATTTAAAGGTAATGAACTTCCGATAAGTGATTATTCTTACAAAGTAGGTAAAGACTACGATGTGCTATACATCGAGCCAAGTGGTAGAGTTGTTTCGTTAGATGATTTCTATAAAACAGAAATGTTTAAAAAAGAAGTAAATGAATCTATCGACGATGCTATAAATAATACCGTTAAACCTTCTTTACGCATTATATCTGATTATACACAAGAAAACAAACCAAGAAAAATACCTACTAATATAGCTTTAGATTTGTTAGGTGAATTACATAGAGGTGTAGAAAACTATTGGGGTAAAGTATCCGACGAAAACGTTGGGGTAATGTATCAAAATATAGAATATGCTGCTGAGATAGTTAACGAAAGAGAAGAGGATAAAAATCCTATAATGAAAGCAGTTAATGAAGGACTTAACTTAGTAACTGTAAAAGATACAGAAAGAAGATTAAACGATATAATTTCTGATGTAAGTGTTAAAGCGTCTCTTTCTTTTAATAAACTTGTTTTACAAGATGAAAAAAGAGAACTTATAAAAATAAATACAGATATTGCTTCTAAGTACAAAAGTGGTCAAACTAAATCAGAGGAAGATCAAACTACAATAAACAATAATATTGCTAGAGTTAGAGAGATAAATGATTTCTTAAATAAACCAGAAGGAGAATCTATAAAAGGCGTTTCTGAAAAAAATCAAAAGATTTCTGAAAGAAACTCTGCTTTAATGAAGATATTTAAAGATCCTAATACAGACGAAAGAACAAGAGATAAAGTAAAAATGGATCTTTTGGCTAACAACATGGGTCTTATATATAATCTATCTAAACGTTACTGGGATTATCAACAAGATGAAACTGCGTTTACTCAAGACGATTTAAAAGAAGAACTTATCCTTCAATTCTTTGAATTAATACGTACTTATGATCCTCAAAAGAATGATAATTTTGGTGCGTATCTTAATGGTATTTTACCTAGACGTATTCCTCGTATTTTAGAGAACATTGGTACTGTAAAAACCAAAGCAGGTCAAGAAAGAGCATTTGGTAATCAATTATCTGATGAAGGAGCTAAACAGTTAATGTCTGAAGAAGAAGAAGATCTTCACGATAAAGTAGCTAAAAGAAAAGTTGATCTTACAGAAGCTATGGGTATGGAACCTAGTACTGTAAAAGATATAGAAACTAAATTAATAAGAATTCTTAATAGCAAAATACCAAACGTAAATTCTAAAGAATTTAAACAGTATATGCAAAGAGAAATCAGATTAGATATTACCGCTATACTAAGAAGAGAGTTTGGTATTAAAACAGATTATGCTTATTACATTAATAAGTATTGGAAAGTTTTATATGATGCTTTACCAATATCTGTAATGAACAAACGTTTCCAGGAATTCACAGAACCAGTACTAGATAATTATGGAAGACAAGAATTTGTTCAAATAAAAGAAGACGGTAAGAGCTGGAGAAATGGAGTTACTAGAAAAAAAGATATAGATAAGGCTTATTTTTATGGTTATTTCTTAGGCCAATATGTTGGTTTAACAACTAGAAGTACTAGAAAAACAGCATTGATAGATACTATAGCAGAAGAAATATCTTTTGATATGACTATGGATTTATTTGCCAATAACGAAGAGTTTAGATCTAAGTTTGAAGAGAAACAAGAGTTCTTAGGTAACGAATTAGCTCCTAACTACTTAAGTGAAATAGCTAAACAATTAGACAGAGACACACCTACTACTAAAGCATCTTTATGGGCTAAGAATTGGTTAAAAGATAACGGTTTATTTGCTTCACAAGGAATCAGTATACTTAACCAAATGGTTGATATATCAAGAAGAGCAAACACGTATGATTCTTTAATATCTAAATTAATAGATAAAAATCCTAAATTCAAAGAATTTATAGAATATTTTAGTGAAAAAATAAAATCTTATATTATAAAAGCTAAGATTGTGTTGTTTGAAAAAGTTGCTAGGATGTCTAACAAAGAATTACTTTTAAACTCTACCGCTTTTTCTAAAGAACAAGTTTCTAAGATGAGTAACACAAAGATTATAGATGAGTTAAACAAATTAGATGAAGATTTAAATAAAAGTAGAGTAAAAGCTAGTTTTGGACAATGGGCATTTATGGATTTAGGTACTAGATTTAATTCTATATTAGAACAGAAAACAGGCATACCTACTGGAGAAAAATATTCACCTGCTACAGCGTATGTTAAAGGTAGAGGTAAAGGAAGATTTAGATTCTTCTTACCTCCAGATGCAGAAGACTTCTCTGGATTATTATATTCTTTCTTGCCTTTTGGTGAAAATGGCGAAAGAGCTTGGAACTTCTTTCAAGATAATCTAATACAACCTTTCTCTTCTGCTATAAATAATTATGACAAAGAGAAGATGCAGATGATTAGAGATTATAAAGAGTTAAAAAACGTAAGCGGAATAAAGAACTCTACATTAAGATCTACTATTTATTCTACAAATTATACGGTAGACCAAGCAATAAGATTATATCTTTGGAGTAAACAGGGAGAAGATATAAAAATGATTCCTGAAAACGAACTAGAAATAGTAGTTGAATTTGTAAGAGCTCGTCCAGAATTAAAAGAATACGCAGAACAGTTAGCGAAAATAACTAAAAGAAAACTAGGATACGTTCCTTATAATAACAGTTGGCTTGGTGGTACTATTTCTACAGATATAATTGACTACATGAATGGAGAAAGAAGAGAATTCCATTTAGAAATATGGCAAAGTCATGTTGACGAAGTATTTAGTCCAGAGAACTTAGATAAAGTACAAGCTATATATGGTTTGAATTTCAGAAACGCTTTAGAAAGTTCTCTTCATAGAATGAAAACTGGTAGAAATATAAATAATAAATCAGATGCTAAATCAAATAGATGGTTAGAATGGATAAATGGTGCTAATGCAAATATCATGTTCTTTAACACTAGATCAGCTTTGTTACAGTTAACAGCTACTATAAACTACATAGACATGGAAATAAACAATCCAGTAGCTGCTGGTTTAGCTTTTGCTAATCAAAAACAGTTTTGGAAAGACTTTGTAATGTTATGGAATGAAGATTATCTTTTAGATAGACGTGGAGGTTTAAGATTTGATGTTAGTGCCGATGATATTGCTACAGCTGCTTCTGGTAAAAATGGATTTAAAAAACTAATCGCTAAAATCAGCGAAGCAGGTTTTGCTCCAACAAAATATGCCGACTCTATATCTGCTGCATTAGGTGGTGCTAGTTTTTATAGAAATCATTATAATCGTTATATTGATATAGGATACACAGAAGAAGAAGCACATGATCAAGCTATATCTGATTGGTCTGAAAGAACAGAAACAACTAACCAATCTGCAAGACCTGATAAAGTATCACAAATACAATCAACTAATATAGGTAGATTAGTTTTTGCTTTTGGTAATACTTCCATGCAATATAATAGATTAATGAAGAGAGCGTTTCTAGATATCGCTAATAAAAGAGGTGATTGGAAGAAAAATGCTGCTAAGATAATATACTATGGAGCAATAAACAATATGATATTCTCTTTCTTACAAAATGCTCTTTTTGCGTCTATATTTGGAGATGATGATGAACAAACTGAAGAAAAAAGCATATATGAAGATCAAGCATTAGCTTCTACAGTTGACGGTATATTAGATTCTTTATTAAAAGGATCGGGTATGTACGGAGCGATAGCTTCAACAGCTAAAAACATGTGGCAGAAATGGTATGAAATGGAGTTATCTGGAAGAAAAAATCCACAAGAGGTACCATTAGAAATACTATCGATATCTCCAGCCATGAGTAGTAAGATGAACAAACTAGTTAGTGCTGGTAGAACATTTATATACAAACAAGAAATAGAAAAATCACAAGAAGCAGGTTGGTCTTTAGATAATCCAGCTTACGGTTCAGCGGCAAAAGTATTGTCAGCTGTTTATAACATACCGGCTGATAGAATATTTCAAAAAATAGAAAACTTAAGATTAGCTTCTGATAGTTCATTAGAAACTTGGCAAAGAACAATGTTGTTATTAGGTTACAATAAATATAACTTAAATATAGAAGAAAAATCAGAACCTATCGATGTTTTAAGTAAGAGTGATAGAAAAACTTTTGAGTCATACAAAAAAGTAGAACCTGCACTTACTGAAGAACAATATATGGAAATGAAAGATCTTGAACCTAAAGTTAAACCTACTAAAAAGAATAAGAAAACTTGGTTAAATATATTTAATCCACGTTTGAAACAGGAAATGGCTAAAGATCCATTGAGTAAGTCTCAAAGAAAAACGTTCGAAAAGTATAAAAAAGTAGAACCTGCACTTACAGTTAAAGACTTTATAGAAATGAATAATATATCTATAAGAGAAGGTAGTAACGTAGAAGAATTTGAAAAAATATCTAATGAATTAGAAGAAAGAAAAGCACAAGAATCAGAAATGACTAATATTAAAAATAGAGAAGAATAGTTATAAAGATAAAAAAAGGGTAGATTTTTATGTCTACCCTTTTCTATATAACTATCTGTACAATATAATGTACATTTTGTATGCTTTTTAGTGTTTTTGTATAATATAATATACAATCTTATTCATTTAAATTACTTCCATTTTGATGAACTTCTTTATCCATTTGATCATAGTATGCTTTTACTTCATCATCAATAAAAACAGTAACTTTTTGGGTTGGGCATGACATTTTATGTACATTACCTGGTTTATTACAACCAATACATTTTTCTGTAATGATCTTATATCCTGTATCAATACGTTTGAAATCTTTTACTACATAGTTCTTGAATCCAAAACTATTTAATGACATACCTCTAGTAATATAAGGACCACCACTTGGATCAACCATATCAATCTCATTAACTAATGAGTCAACCATGCTTAAATACCCATACCCTAACCTATATTCTTTTATATCGGTATCGTATTCATGAATAGCTTTCTTAAATTCCTCTAATGACATTGGCATTTGTACATCATTACAATATGCTTCATACGCTCTTGTATAATCATTAGGCATACCGAACCTACAGTACTTAAAATCACCCTCCCAAAGTATGTCGTTATCTTTATCTTTAGTGAAAGTAAACACATCACCGTATCTGTTTTTATATGTCGTCATCTGTTTTAAAATATTCGTTAATAGTGTCTATATGAAACCCATAACTCATAAGCATTCCCTTTAAAGAATTTACAATCTGCTCCATAGACACATCCATATTAGTAAACTCGGTAGAGTATGTCTCGAATTTATGTTCAATTGTTATTTTCATAATTATGTTATTTCACAGTTACCGCCTCCGCACGCTGCAGATTCACTAAAATTAGTATTATCTTGAACTTCAATTACTTTTGATAAATCAACATCTTTTAAAGTAGACATCATTTGTTCATATTGTTCTTTAGTACAATCTTCAAATGGAGTTTGCTTATATGTTCCACCATGATATGGCAATACGGATAAACCATTATAATATTCTTTATTAGCCCACATCCATTCACCAATGATCTTCCATTCATCATCACGTACAGAAACAGTACAAGAAACATTATGAGTGTTATTACCTTTATCATGACCAGTCTTAACCCAGTCTTTAGAAATTAATTTAACCCTTTCTAATAGATCTAACGTTGATTCATGTCGTGTTATCGCGCCATCAGGAGCTTTCTGAGGCACAGAAATAACTGATTGCAATGTTGGATTAAAATATTCATCTTCTAACAATTCTGGATGATTTATTGCAAGATAGGTATATATTGCTTCATTCTTACCCAATCGCATACGGCGAATATAATAATCGTTATGCCAAGCGTGAATACCACTAGACGTACCAAGCACAAGAGAAGTAGTGCCAGCTGGTTTAACAGCGGTAGTTCTTGCAGCTCTGTTAATGTTGAGGGCAGCAGAAATAACGCTGTTGGTTTCTTTAACAATTCTAGAAGCTTCTTCATAATTTAAATTTAAGTTAGACTTTGATGCGATACCAGTCATTGATACTCCAAGCAATGCATCCTTTTCTGTGTTTTTTCTCCATATATCTCTTAAGTAATGAAAGTCTGCGTATGATGCTTGCAATGTACCAATAAACGATGCAGCAGAAGCTCTAGCATTAAAATCCTCTTGACTTTCAATATCTGCCATATTAATCTCTGTAAGGTTACAAAATTGATATGGTCTTAAAGCAATCTCACAACAAGGATTAGTTCCCCAATCTTTATCATTAGTTAAGTATATTCCAGGTTCTCCTGATCCTGATGCTTCAATACGTTCCCATACTTTATCAAATGTTTTCTTATCAATTTTATGGCGTAATAAAACTACTGAATTATTTGCTCTACCTCTTTGTGGGTTATTCTCCCACCAATTACCAGCTTTACAATTTAACATAGCGTCAGAATCAAGATCAAACAAACTGATCATCGCAGCACGTCTAATACCTCCAGCCAAAACCGCATCGGCAATATGGCACTGAATATCATGACACTCGATGTCAGTAAGTTTAGATCTATCTTCTTTTGTTCTTAATATAGCTTCTATTTTAACTAAAGCAATTCTCAATGGTTCTGGACCTGGAGCTTTACCACCGGCAGTAACAAGCAACGCACCTTTAGGTCTAATATCAGATAAATCAAATTCAATATGAGAAGTTAATCCACCTGTATAAGATTTAAATAATACTTTAATAGCATCTGCCCAACCAATAATACTATCTTGAACTACATATCTTTTTTTACGATCATAATTTGGTTTTCTGATCTCAGGTAGTTTTTCGATTTGATGGTTTTGTACAGAATAACCAACACCAGTTCCACCAAGAAGTAGAAACATAGTCTCAGAAAAACTATGAATACTATCAATAGGTAAGAAAGCACAGTTATAAATGCGAGCGTTATTAAGCTCAATAGCTTTACCGCCAAACTGTAAGCTTCGCATCGAAGGTAAAACCTTTTTAGTAAATACAAAATTCTTGTAAACTTGTTCAATTGACTCTTTCATTTTTGGAAACTTTGAAGTATGCATCTCCATATTCCTTGTTACTAATTCATCCCAGGTTTCTCTTCTTTCTTTCTCTGGTAAATACTTTGCATATTTTGTATATACTGTAATATCACTTAAAATCTGTTTGTCTAATGTTAAACTCATTTTTATTCTACTATTTTTATAAATTCTCCGTTTTTATCTAATAACTTTGTTAATTCAAATTTTTTGTCTATATGTTCCATGACAGCTTCTACGTTGGCAAACATAAAAGTTTGATAAAAATTCTCAATAGATATATTATGTTTACTATTTTGAACGTAGTATTCATAAAACCAGTTTATATCTATTTGCTTTTTATTGCGCATTTCAATATATCTCTCTTTCATTACGTTTCAAGTTTACCGTTTTTAACTTTTTCTTCTGCTTCTCTTCTTAAAGACTCATCTAAGTAGTTTTGCTTTAGTTTCTCTACCGCTGATTCATAATCAGGAAATTGTTTTATAAGTTCTAAAGTACCAATAGCAAGATCTTTCAAGTTTTTGTTATCTTCTAGAGTTTTTTGAAGAATTGCTCCAACAGTATCTAAATCTCTCCTCATTCTTAATAATTCGTTTTCTTTCATTTTGTTTATTTAAAGTTATAAAATATTACATATACTATTCTACCATCTTCCCATGCTTTGTTTGGATATTTGCTATGAAAATAACTAGCATCATAATCAACTAATCTATCCTGTTCGTAACCGATAACAGATCTTAGTTTCCATTGATCCATTTCGTTTGCTTCAGAAGTTATCATTTTATTAAATTCTTCATCAGTAACGTATTTAGGTAAAAAATTACCGTAAGTTTTATGTGACCAAAAAGCTGTACCATGAAGATCATCTATAACTCTAGGTGACATGTATAGCACAGCGGCTCTATCTGGTCTTTGACCCATTATATTAAGATCCGAATGTATACGCCAGTCTGTATCTAGTTTATCAGTGGCAACTCTAATAAAGCTAAGTACTTTGTCTATATCTGATCTATGTATTCTTTGTAAAGTTGTTACTATGTTTTTGTCAAATTCTTTACTTGGCATATTAACATAAAAAGATTTATCTCCAACTATATGTTCATCGAAACCTTCTGCAATAACTCTATCAAGTTCTTTAGTCACAGTAGGTTTGCCTAATAAATTATCCCATATAGAAATCATTATCTTCAAATATAGTTAAACATATATCGAAACAACCAAAATAAAGAACGTGATCAGCGTACTGTTGATGATCATACTCATACGTTCTAATTCCAAATACAATACCTGGAAATATACCTAAACTAATTTCCCAATCTTTCATAAGCTTTTTTAATTTTTCTTAGTTGTTTAAAATAAAATCTGTTTTGATAATTAGTATTGCCTGTACCTTGTATAGACTCATATACCTCTATTATCTTTTTAATAGTTAATTTATCCTCCATTATTTAATCTTTTTTTTAAAATTATTTCTACTACTTCTTGACATTCTTTTTCTGTTTGTGGTTTAAATAACATTCTTTTATCATTCATTAAATGCATTAAGTATTTAAACATTTTCCAGCGTAAAGGAAATGAATCATTAGCTCTACCTTTTGTTTCTATTATAAAGTCTTCGCCAATGAAATCTGGAGTATAAGATATACTCTGTATCTTTTTTTGACCTCTGTTTATAAAATCTCCTTTACTATTAGATTGTCTTTCGTAGCATTCACTTTTAAATAAAAAACCAGGTAATAACTCAAATGACTCACTTTCATATCCTGCTTTTATACCAGCTTTTTTTAAAGCCATATACATTTTCTTTTCGAGACCAGAAGCAAAGGAGATACCATCAAATGTTACCTTCTTTGCTATAACTGGACCTTTTTTTCTTGTTATCCTTTTCAATTTTCTGTCATGTGTGCAAAAGACATATCAACTGTCCCTGTATTAGTATTACACCATCTCATTAATATCTCTTCTGGACTTTGTTTGTCATCATCTATTTCAAAAGAATAATGATCACCACGACCATTCCCACGCTTCGAAGTTGTCTTCAAATCTTTTTTTTTATCTTTAACAATAACTGGATCAACAACTTCAATATCATCTAACATTTTCTGTGTTATTCTTTCAAATTTTGATTCTTTGTATTCGTGTAATGAAGCTAGATAAGCTATAGCATCTAACATGTTGTCATGTTTGTGAGTGAATGATTCTCTGGCAAACTTAAGACCAATTAAAGCATGATATATATCTTCAGCAGTTAATTGTTTCTTAGACATAACAGAAGCTATTTTAGCAGCATCTTCCATGTTCTCAAAGAAATCGCCATATTGTCTTTCTTTTTCTTCAGACTTATCATAAATAATTCCACGTGCTTGTTCTAGTATATTCATATATTATAGAGTTTGTTTTACAAATGTTCCGTTTTCCATTTTACCTTGACGAGACTTGATTACGTCATAAGCAGAAGTAATACAGTCTTCAATCTTTAAACCTTCTAAAGCAGCAAGATTAGTTAATACAACAACCATATCACCAATAGCATCAATTAATTCTGCTCTATCTTTTTTAAGTATCGCTCTTGCTAATTCACCAGACTCTTCACATAGTTTTGTATATTGTGTCTTAGAATCACCACTTGTGTATATACCACGATCAGAAGCCCATTGTCTAATTAAGTCATAAACATTAGGTGGATTGTCAATATTTGGCAAATCAATTAATTCAGATTTAGAATCTGTTTTGTCTTTAGTTTCTTCAAACAATACTTTATTATAAACATAACATGAGGTATTTCTGTACATTGACTCTCTAGCATTTGCTAAAATCACATCAATTAATTCATCATTTACTACATATTGACCGTAATCAGTAGTAAATCTACTACCAATACCTCTTTTTAAATACTGTTTTAAATCACTGATTGGAACTGGAAACGTTGTTGTTTGACTTGTTACATTAACATACATAGGTTTATTGTGTTTAATTTTATTAATATTACTGTTTTTAGCGTTTGTATAAGTATTAAGATCTTTTTTATACTTAAAGACATCTTGCCATTGTTTTTCTTTTATTTCTATAACATCTTTATCCTCTGAAGATGCTAATATTTGAAATTCACCAGGTTTATAACCTTGACATTTGATTACTCTGTTATATATATTACACGTCATTCCAATTTTTTTACCTGGAATATGGTATAAATAATACATTTTTTTATCTTTTTTCATATTTGTTTTTTAAATTCTTATAAAAACTGATCATAAATGCTAGTATTATAAAAAAAGTGAATATACCGATTGTCCATAAAGAAACTAATATCATATTCCTCATACCATTTGATCTTTATATAAATGAAGATTATGAGCAAAGTGATAGTAGTGACCAATAGTTAAATCTTTGTTAAACAAAACTAATTCATCGTAAACTAATTTCAACAACATTGAAAAACAATATTGATCATTACAGAAGCCATACCAAAGATCATTAGATCTCATTAGAACTGTCATATTTAATTTATTATTACGTATTGTGAATTGAACGCCGTATGTGCAAGGAGTGTCATTAGAATACGTCTCTATCTCTTTGCCATCATATATTGATATTGCGGCTTTTCTAGTATTAGGATTATCGTTTAACATTCTGATAACTTTACCTAATTGGCCATTTCTGTTCCATTGCCAACCATAGTTAGATCTAACATTACCATCTTGATCCATCATGTTTTTCCATATTGGAGCAAATTTAGATATTTCAACCGCAGATGGATCGCCTGACAAATACCAATTCCACTCGCGCTGAGCATAATTAGGATTCCAATTGCGATACTTTGCGTGTATAGCATTATCCATAGGATCTTCGATATAAAAACCTACATTAAATAAAGCTTTAGTATTATCGAACCATTCGCCTTCAAATAATACCAAAGGATAAAAATAATTAAAAGCATCACTTGCTGTCTTGAATTCTGTTTTTGTCATAGTAAAATTTATATAGTTCATAAAGTTTTTTCCAGATCTCCACTGATCCGTAAGTCTTAGGACTTTTACGTGTTTGCTTGTTTATTTCAATATTTAAATACCATAATTTATTATTAGAATCAGATGAATACGCTGATGGATATATTTTTACTCCATTATTAATGCACCAACTAAATGCTTCATATTCTTTTTTAGTTGGAATATAATCGCCCATAGGATTTGACTTTTCAAATTTCTTAGTCATTAATCCCAAGGCATTTTATCATCATGCTCTACAACCGCTAAAGGTATAAAGCAACCTGACCTTGGATCCCATTTAAAATTACATTCAGCTCCGTTAGTACCTAAGTTTTGAAACTTACATTTAAGAACTTTAGCTTTAACAGTATTATCAGTATAATTTCTATGTACTAATAAACCGTGATAAGAAGCATCGTACCATTCGCCACCACCTTTTATATTATACATGGTAGGTTCTTCAATTTCTCCAGTAGTTTGATTCTTATACATTTTAGTAGGATGCGCTACAACTATAACTAATACATCATACTTTTTAGCAAACATCTCTATTTTAGTTAAATATTCCATTGTATAATCTGGAATAGACATACTCTGTGCTTCTAATAGTTTAACCTTATTAAAAGGATCGATGACAAGGCATTTAATACCTTTACGTTTAACTAATTCAGCGCCTTTTCTTAATACAGATTCTAATGAATATCTTTCCATGTCAATGAAGAAGAAGTTGTCATTAACATGATTAGTAACTTGATTCCATTTATCTGATCCAATATCATCTTTTGAAGGCATATCACCCCAAACTTTACGTATCAACTTATGTGAGTGTAAATATATAGGATGATTTTCTGGGGAAGCAAATGCTGTTTTCCAACCATACTTATTATTATAACCAACAACCATTTGATCTACGAAATCAGACTTACCAGAAGATGGTATACCGGTAACAGTAATGAATTGACCAGTGTACGTAGAAAAAATATTATCAAAATTATCCAAGCCAATTTGGAAACCGGGTTTGAAACCATTGTGAACGAAGTCTTCAATTTCATTTTCTATATCTTTTAACATAACCACATTCTCTAAAGGACATGGTTTAGATTGTAACGCGAAAGCTTTTAATGACTCAGCGCCGTTATTTACTAAGTATTCATTTGCGTCTTTATAATCTCCGAAGTTTAACGTCCAACAAATTTCAGCGCCTAAACGTCTAATCAACTCAGACTGTAAAGCTTTACCAGCTTCATCATTATCTGTAGCTATAATGATCTTTGTTTTGTTTTCGAAGTAATCGATACAGTTATCTAAATATTCTAAATTATTAGATCCTAACGTTGCTCCATTAGGTACAGATATAACGTTATCAATACCTGCTTCTACGAAACTTAAAGCATCTAATTCACCTTCAACAATTACGCACCAGTCATAGTTAGCTATGTTATTAATATTGTAGAATACTTTTTCAGCGCCTTTGAATAATTTAAAGTTTTTTCTACCATCTCTATATTTAACATTAACTAATTCAGATCCTACATAATAATTAAAGTTAATAGTGTTTTCATTCTTATTTGTTTGAGGCATATATTCTACGCCTTCTGTTACTTGCATTTTATATAATGTTTCTTCAGAAATACCGCGTGCAGTAAACCAATTAACAACAGGTTTACTTAGTTGCATTTCTTCTACATGTTCTTTTGCTGGTGGTTTAACGTAAACCTTATCTGTTTTACCTTTACGTTCAAAGGTATGTAGTTGAAAAGTTTTGTTACAATTATGACAAGTACCGATACCTGTTTCCCAATCATAAGATGCACATTTCTTTTTCTCATTACCAGCTTTTCTATCGGAAGAACATAATGGACATTGACCTTGTGTTTTACCTTCTTCTAGACTGTATTGATTAAACTTGTTAATCTTAAAGCCATTGATTTCTGTTATGTTCATATATTTTATTTGAGTTAATTGTTACTAATTATAGATAGAAAAACCCCAACTTGTGGGGTTTAACTAACTAATAAAGGTTATTTTAGAAAGGAAGATCGTCTTCTTCTACGACTGTAGGTTTTGCTGCTGCTTTAGCTCCTTGCCTAGATGCAGCACCTGGATCATCAACCTTTGTCATCTTACCATCTGTCCAAGCAACTTTAACATTACCTAGATAAACTTTAGCTTCCTTAGACTCTCTCTCTTCTTTAGACTGAGATACAGTTATTGGACCTTGATTTCCAAAACTATCAGCATCATCATTTACTGTAATAGTAATAGGTAGATATTTACCTTTTTTACCATCGATGATCTTGTTTTTTGGAATTGCATTCAAATTGATACTTGCATTAATAATTACTGCCATATATAAAATTTATTTAGTTACTATTTAAAGGGTTTCTGTTATAAAATATTGTTTTGGGTCAAAGTCATCTGTCTTAAAGAATAAATCATATTGATCTACAGCTTTTATGACTTTTGACTGTCCTGACTGAAGGAATCTATCTGAGCAATCAAATATACCTATTCTTCTAGACTTTTTACATATAACTATAAATACAAACTTATAACCAAAAGCTTGTTCGTATATATATGCTTGACTGTCATAGTTGTATGTATTTGCTGATGATCTAAACTTGTCTATATCTGATGTTGTCTTTAAATCAACTATTAATCTTTCAGAATGATTAAGAATATCAGCTTTACATTTCCATGTTACTCCGTGTAAATCTACAATATTAGGTACTTCGTATTCTACTTCACCTTCTCTAATTAGATTTCTACAAACGTTATTTTCTAATATAGTATCAGTTAATAACTCTAATTCATCAACTTCGTGTTCTAATAAGCATAATTCACCATTTGTAATTGTTTTGTACGTTGTAGTATTTCTAGTTGAAGCTTGAACTATTTTATACTTTTGTAGTTTATCTGGTTCTAATATTCTAGTATGAAAATAACCACCTGCTAGCATTGGAACAGTTTTTTCTGTATCTTTACCAAAAGATAAAGGATCTTCTAGTAATTGCTTAATATTTGAATTACTTAAAAACTGTCTACCAAATTCACCATAATAATGGTCGTCATCTCTTAATTTCTCAATGATCTGTTCTTTAGTCATATATTACTTAGTTAATTGTTTTAGAGCT